CCGCCGCCTGCGCGGGGTTATCCACGGTCAGCGCCGGGTCAATTCCAAGCGATTCTTGCAGCATGATTTCCTCGGCGCGCTCAAACATGATTTCCTCGAAATCCTCGCCGTTGTCGGCACACTCGCGCGAGAGGCTGCTCATGTGATTTGCCACGCGAAGCGCAGAAGCGTTGACCTCCTTGACCTCGTCCACTCCCTGCCAGCGTCGGCCCTGGAAGACGGCGTTGTTGAACTTGTCGAACTTGGAAAGCGGCAGCGGAATCGCCCCGGTAATCAGCGCCATTTCCAGCCACGCCTCGAAAATTGGACGCTCGGCATAGTCAATGTCGAACGTCTGAATGAGCTTGAACATTTCATTCGAGTCTAGCTTTTGCAGCCGTCCGGCGGAAAAGTTGATCGCTTCGTAATCGCTGGCCATTGTCGAGTAATTTGCGCCCGGCATACCAGCGCATTGCGAGCGCAGCATCGCCTTGCGGAAGTTCTCGAAATTGCCATTCGGGTGCGTCGGGTCAATCGCCTGGTATTTCACGCCCCACGGCAGCGCGCCGATGTCGCCGGGCCCCATCTGCTGCGTCGGCAAGCCCGTTTTCGGATCAACGGTGAAGGCCGCGCTTCCACCTTCGGGAAGAACGTCGCTGTAAAGCCAGCCGGTTTTCGTCGCTTGCTGCCGTGCTGCCACAACCTCGGCAAGCTCATACTGATCGAGCTGCCGGGCTTTCGGAATCGTAGTCGCCACCCAAGGAGCCGGGCGGGTGCTGTCGGCCTCAACCGGGCGCGCGTAGTGCAGGATTTCGCTGGCCGGCACGCGGTCGTGAAGTCCGCCATTGACGCCACCGTAACCAAACGCGCCGCCGAGCGTGAACTGCCAATCGGTAGGCTGTCGCTTGATGAAGTAATACGCGACGGCTTTGCCGAGTCCCCACGATCCGAACTCATACTCGATTCCCATCCTCACCACGTTGCCGTTGCGAAGCGTGCAATTCGCAAAACGGTCGCACCATTCCGCATTGATGAGTTGCAGCGAAAATCCAAACTTGTTCACCTTTGGATCGCGGATTAGCCGGATGAAAAAGTCGCCGTCGCGCACGGCGGCAATCAGGCGAAGCTGCCGGAGCGTTTTGTAGTTTCGAGTGCCGCGAACGTCGCAGAACTCGGCGCGCTGCCATTCCTGCCACTTCTTTTCGATCAACGCACGGGCGAAGATGTCCGGTTCGCCGACCTTGACCTGCGCGCGGCTGCTTCCGTTCGTGCCCTGCCACGGGCGGCAGGTTGGCGTGAACTCGCGCCCGTCGCGCTTTGCGAAGTGGGAGCGAACGCGGTCTTGGCGCGCATCGTATGCGCGGATTGCGGCCTTTTCTTCCGGCGTGTAAATCACGCGGTCCTCCTGCTCCTTCACGCGAGAACGCAGCATGATTCCTTCGCTGCCATAGACGTTCGCCCAAAGTGTCTCCCGATACGTCTGATAAAGCGGATTTGAGCGGAACAGGTCGCGCACGCGGGACGTGAGCGCCCATGCGTTCTGCCACATATCGGCGTCGTCGCCGATTTGCGACACCGGCCAATCGCCATTGATGCCGCCGCCAACGCTGGCGATTTCGCGGAATCCGCGAACGTGAACACCGGGGATTTCCTTTTTGCTACGGGAGAAGGGCCAGAGTTTCATTGAGCTACGCTTACGGGGTTGTTGTCATTGGCCGGCACGAATTGAATGGCGATGCGGTTTCCGGTCGTGACGCCTCGCGCCGCGTTTGCCGCTGCCGTCTCGCGGATGACCTCCGCGCGGTAGTAGGTGAGCTGGTGCTGATACTCTTTGATCGAGGCTCGGGAAAAAGATTGCCCGTTGAAGTTGACGCTCTGCCGCGTGGTCGCGTTGAACTCGGCAAGGACCGTCTTTAGAAGCGTCACTTGCGCCTGCGCGAACGATGGCGTTGCCGTCGCGGTCAGGTTTGGGAGGATGTTGATGATGCCGCTTTTCGCCGTGTAGCGGGTCGCGCCGCTCGTCATGTAAAACGCCACGGTGTAAATTCCTGGCGTGATTGCCGCCGTCACTGCCGCCGAGAGCGTAAAGAGAAAGCTCGTTCCGCTCGTTGTGGCGGTAATCGTAGTCGCTGCGGCAACGCTGTTGTTGAAAACAAGCGTTCCGGTGTAGCTGGATGGCGAATAATCAGCGAAATTCTCGGTGAAAATCACCGTGTCGCCGGCCTCGAATTGGCTTGGTATTCCGCTGAGTGGGTCGGGCATTTGCTGCCGACTATTGCCGCACGCCCGCCGATTGTCAATGCACCTTAACTAAATCGGCAAAACTAAGGGCGGCACCGTTTCCAGTGCCGCCCTTGCGATTGCATATCCACGCTTTGCAGCGCCATGTATAACCGCTCTACTCCAAAAGTTTTGCCTTCCGCGCTGTCGTGATCGGTGCGCGCATCAGCGAAAGCCGGATTGCCGCTTTTTCCTCGCACTTGAGCAGACGCTTTTTTGTGTCGTCCGTGATCTGCGCCTCGGGGTTGCGGGCGATGCCGCCAAACAGTTTGCACGCCCGCGCCATTTCACGGAAGGAACGGCGAACGCGAGTGCGCGCCACTTCCTCCGCGCCGTCTGCCATCAGCACGATATAGCCCGCTCCGCGCTGTTCGCGCGCGGACAAGTAAAGCCCGCTCTCGATCAACTCGTCATTGATATTCGAGATGGCAATGCCAAATGCGATGGACTCGGGTTGACAGGCGAGCCGGTCAACGAGATAGGCCATTTCGTATTTGGTTCCGAACGTGATGCCTTTCTCGATCATTTCGTCAACGAGACGCACCCAAAGCGCCGGATAGGCGTCGTCGGACGTGATTTCAACTTCTGCTTCGATTGGTTCTTTTTCTGGTTGGTTTGTCATAAAACTGTCCGGTGATTAGCCGGATGATTGTGCCACGCCGCGCCAGGCAATGCCCTGCCTCGCCGCGCCATACCGAGCCATGCCGCGCCCAGCAAACTGCAACGGCCCGTAAGCCGCTGTGTGTTTGCCACGCCATGCTTGGCTGGTCCGAACCTTGCCCCGCTATGCATCGCCAGTTCGCGCAAACTTCCGCGCTCCCGAAGAAGCGCGGCGTGTTTGCTTTTCTTGTCCGCACCGCGCTGCGCCTTGCATTGCATGGCTGTGACCGCGCCACTGCCGCGCTCCCGAAAGAGCGCGGTGTGTGGACCCGTCACCGCTTCGCTTCGCCTGGCCACGCCACGCCGTTCCATGACACGCCGCACTGCCGCCCACGGTTTCCCGTGCGCGGTGTGTGCGGCCAGTCATTGCAAGGCTTCGCATAGCCCGACCTCGCCTAGCTCACCAAAAACCGCCCAAACTTGGGACGCCATCCGCCGATTCCGCTGAGACGGCCAGCTAATTCCAGCGCCTCACGAAGCGATTTCTCGGCAACGATGTTCTCGTCGAACTCAATCGTGAACGTGACTTTCCAGCCGGTCGGCACCATTGCCCGGACTTTCCAGATGAGCGCGCCGGTTTTCGGCGGCACCTTCGCCGGACATTCCAGACGAAACGCGGCGTCGGCGTAGTAGGCGTCGAGGCTGTTGTGTTTGATGTCGGTTTCAATAATCGCTTCCGTCTCGGTAATAATGACGGCGCGGTCGATGTCCTTTCCTTTTTTTGCCGCTGCCGCACCGTTGCGGATGCAAGCGAGCAGCGCCGTGTCGGGAACGTAAAACGCCTTGCGCTCCGAGTCCCAATACGCGGACGCCTCCCAATCTCCGCGTTTCTGTTCGTCGGCCAGTTCAGCCATGCGGTTTTCGTCGCCCTTCTTGCGCGCGGCTTTCAGGAGGTTGTTAATGCGCCGCGAATTTACCGCGAACGGATTGGCGATTTCCACCGTCTGCGGATTCGACATGATGAGCGGGCGGATGCCCGTCCAAGTTGTAGTTATTGACTTCATTGGTTTTGTTTGGCTTGTGCCTTTTCTTCCAGCGCCTCGCGGGCAATGTCAGTCAGGCGGATTTTGCGCTTTTGCGCTTTTTTCTTTAGGTTATCCCGCGTCGCCGGAGTGACGCGGGTGTTAATGCTGGCAGTGAATTTCTTCATTGCACAAACGTATCGCGCACGTTTCGCAATCGCGCAACAGCTATTTTACAATCTGAATCCGCCCCCGCGAAACACTGCCGGCGCGGGCGCCACCGGCGCGGGCGCATCGGGCTTGGTCAGCGCGAGGTCCGCTTCCATCGCGTCAAAGTTCCAGCGCCGGAGCATGAATACGGCCAGGTTGCCATAAGCGCAATCGAGCGCCTCGTCTCGCTTCCCTTCGTTGTTGCCGTATTTGCGGACCTCTTCCCCGGCCTTGTATTCGAGCACGACGGAATCGCTGGTGAGCTGCTGGAAATAGTTTTGATCGTAGCTCATCGGATGGTGCATGTAGCCGGTTGGAAAAGTTCCGTCCGCGTTCGGCTCAAGGCGGAGTCGCGTGTAGATCAAATCCTTTCCCGCCCATGCGCCAATCGGGATGCCTTTGATGTTCCGATGAATCGACGCCATCTTCCTCGGATTGATCGGCGCTCCGTGCTGACCAACGCCTTTCGACAACATGAATTTTCCCATCAGCTTCGGGTAAGTCATGCTCAGGCGGTATGCCTGGAAAGCCCAGTCGCCCCACTTGCCCGCGTCCACAAAGCACATTGACAGCGCCAACTCCGCGCCGTCCTCGCGTTTGAAAGTCCGCTGAAGTTCCGTCATTAGCCGGTGCCAAACGCTGCCGGGTTGCATGTCGAGCGGGTTGCCGTCAAGCACGAGGTAATCGAGTCCCCAGCTTTGTTCATCGCGTGCCCAACCTTTCCATTCCAATTCGAGCCGGTTGTTCTGGATGTCCACAAAGCAGGTGACGAGGCTGACCGCCCGCGGTGCCGCGGTGTAGTTTTCGCGGAGGTTGTAGAGGCGCTGCCAGTCCGGAGCTTTTTCGCTTTCTTCCTGTGGATCGTCGGTGATGGCGAGGAAAGTGTTCTTCCAAGTCCGCATCGTGGCCTTGCCGCCTTCCTTCGCCTCCAGATACTCGGCAACGAATTGGTGCATTTTGTTGGCGAATCCTTTCTTTGCCGGGAAAAGCGTGTTTAGCCCGTTTAGCCAATAGCCGCGAATCCCGGCAAACGGTTTCGTCGGCCTCCACTCGCCTTGCTCGATCATCGCCCGCCGCCCCGCGTCGTCATGCTCATGCCCGCACTCCTTGTTTTCGCAGACGTATTTCGCGCCCTCCGGCGCTTCCGTGTCCCACTTCACTTGCGACCATTCGAGGACTTGAAAATGTCCACACTGCTGGCACGGACAAAACCATTTCCGATAATCGCTTCGCTCAAGCCACGATTCGATGCGGCTCTTGCCTTTGATCGTCGGCGTTGAACTCAGCACTTGGATGCTGTCGGGATAGTTGTCGGCCCGCTTGAACGACAGCGCCACCGGGTCGCCCTCCTTGCTATCCTCCATCGCGTCAATCTCATCGCACCGCACAACCGGCGATTGGATTTGCCGGAATCCGCTCGGCGAGTTTGCGCCAATCGCCGCGATGTGCCCGCCGGGAAATTTGATCGAAAGCATCGTGTTGTCCTGGTGCCTCGCTTTGATGTTGATCTTCCCGCGCAACCGTGGCGTTGCCCGCACCATCGGATTGAAAAATTCCTTCCTCCATTTCGTTGCGCTGTCGAGCGTAGGATAGACGA